TTATTCGTTTTCTTTTTCGAGTTGCTTTTGGTAGTTGTATAAGGCGATACCTTTTTCGAAACTCAACTTTTCTACAGTTCTTTCCTCACGTCTTATTCTCCTAATAGAAGAAGCGTCAACACCTGTGTTCTTTTCAATTGTAGTTGCATCAATATTTGAATCAATTAATTTTTTTACTGTTTGAATTATCATATAAAACATGGATAGGCTATTGATTAATTACTTCGTTATAAAAAGAATAGAATGTATACAGCAAATACTAGAGCTAAGACGCCAATTGTATAATTTAATACAATTTTAAATTTCGTAAGATTTGTCATATTAGTCACCTCGTTTTATACTATGAAGGAGGGAATTAAATCCCCCACCATAGTTTGATTATAGAAGCAAGCGTTGCAATCCCCAAGCAGTAGTTTCGAAAGGTATTGCTTTTGGATTCTGCAATTCTTGCTTCAATTTCTTGCCGTTGTAGCCTATCCATGTTATCACCTCCCTTACTACACTTATCATTATAAAGGACAATCGTCCTTTTTACAACCCCTATCACTAACTTTTTTAATTTTTACGCAAAAAAATACCACACCGGTTAGGGTGTGGTGGGTAAATAGGCAACCGTCAGTAACAGTTGCCTAAAATACGCTCGGTAGGTGGGTACCGCTGTTTTAATTTAGTTATTCTGTGATTGTTATATTATTTTTTTCAGCCATTTCTCGAGCTATATTTCTGACTGGCATATTATAGTTTGGAAATCTATTCGATTTCCCTGTTAACTCACTTACAATCGCTCTTAAATATGGGAATAAAATAGCAACCGCATTAGTTTTTAACAAATCTTTAAAATCCACCCCATCTGATTCTTTTTCATCAAATTCAAAATAACCCACTATCCTTACTTCAAAAGAGAAGGGCACACTATCTTTTTCTTTAAGTTCAGATCTCAAAGTTATTATTGCTGTTTTTTCGTTATCAATAATATTTATATGAGCGTCAACTTCCTCATCAATAATTATATCTTCATTGTTGTCAATGTCAAAATTAGGGTTAGTTTTATAATACATAGTATCTACTACGTAATTAATAAAATTTATAGCCGCCATCACGCCGCCTCCGTTATTAGTGAATCAATTTTTTCTGGATTAGAAGGGAAAGTATTATTTTTAGAAATTGAACTATTATAAGAAAATCTATTTGTTTCTTTAGTGTAAGAGTGTTTATTAAAGTAATTATTATGACAGTCGTCATTTTTCTTTATTGCAGAAACCAGGCCAAAAGCTGAAAAAGCGTCCCATTTTTCTGTTTGATTATTATCGCTAATAGAATAAAAACCACTTTCGTTATTTTCTGGGGACTCATCAACTTCCATACCAATTTCTTTAGCAATTTCAACAATTTCTTTTATATCATACATAATTACTACCTCCTAACAGTTCACGACTTCTAGTTCATTATACACTATACAATCTACATCGTGTACACAAATCTGTTTTTCTGTTCTGGGATACCCTATACTATCTAATTGTCTTTTATACCTCTTGTTAGTTGAAGGAAGTGTACCGGATATTACTTTAAAGTTTCCATAACTCATATATAAATTCATTATTTGGCATCTAATTTCTTCAGTATCGCCAGGAACTGTAAATTTCACTCCACTTTTTTCAATTGTTTCTATAAATTTTCCTAATTTATCTTCTTCACTTGGTTTATCTAAGTTGATATAACTTTTTTCAGCTACCAATATTTTAGCTTTTATAATGGCTGGATTCTTTTTTAGACTGGCCCACCACTCAGCCTTTTCATACAATTCATAAAAATAAGCACCATGTCCAAGCCATTCGTTTTTCTTATTTGACTTTTTAAAACTTTTGTTCCTTATTATACTTAAAGAGTTGTCTTGAGTAGTACCATGATACCCTATTAATTCAATAATCAAACTGCATCCCCATCTTTCTGCAGGTATAAACATAGCCATCATAAACTCTATTAACTAATTAGTCAATAAAAATATTTACCTCCCCCCATTAACTAGTATAGGTGGTGGTAAATAAGCAGGATTGGTTACCGGTAATCTATGTATATTATAGCATAAAAAAGAAGGGCAGTCGCAATGACCACCCTTTCATGTCGTGGATATACATAGTGTATCATATTTTATTTAATTTCGCCCCACAACTTACCGACTTTGCCAGTTTTAGCGTCCCATGTACGCACTGGCATATATACAGTTTCGCCCTCGAACGTTTCCCAAGAAACCCACACGTGACCATCAAATTTTTGAACTTCATCATATTTAATCGTTTGACCTTTTTGTAATACGCCAGCTTGAGGATGACCTGTCCAAGGTCCTTTATATCTTGTGATAATCCCCTCTGATACAGTAACGGTAAACGAAGCATGTTCAGCTTTGTACCAAATACCGTCCTTATTTTGTTTCCAATCTGTTGCTTTAACAACTTGCTTAGCTTCTTGCTTTTTCACTTGATGCTTAACGTCAGATTGCTGAACTGTTACCGCTTTGCTTACTTCTAACTTTCCACCGTCATAATAATGTTTGATGCGTTTGATGAAGTAGTCTTTCATTTTATTAATATTTGCAGTTGTGTATCGTGCACCTTTACCAACATGCAATTCCCATGAGCGATGTGGGCAAGAAGTACCGAAGAATTCGTTATGCAGACGTACAGTGTTGCGATTAACTGGTAATCCATATGATTTCATCACGTCCGCAGCTACTTTTAATGTCGCTTCTTCGTTTTCTAAAAATAATTTGTCCGAGATTCTACCAGGATACGACTCGCACACTTCGAAACCGATTAAATTAGCATTAGCCCATTGATGTCCGCAATGCCACTCTACATAATCCGTCGGATGATACCAAAGTACTTCATTTCTATTGGCATAAACACTCGCCCAACCATTCACATACATTCCATTATTTTCACGCGCATACAACCACGATAAATATTGACTCGGTGACATACTGCCATAGTCATTATGGATAACTACACCTTGAATGCTAGGTTTAGGCGCTGTAATTTTACTACCTTTAATGTGATTTGAATAAATGTGTTTCAATTCTTTCACTCTCCCGTTCTTCGATTTATCTTGTTTTTTATTTAAGTTAGTAATGTCGTACTTCTCTATTGCTAACCCGCTACACACTTGTGATTTTTCGTCTTTTGATGCATCTTTAGGTCGTAACTGTATATGCAAATGGGCACTCATAGGATTGTCGTAATAGTTGCTACTACCTTGTAAACCAACAATATCGCCTTGATTGACTTTGTCACCTACAACAAAACGCATTGAGCCGCGTTGAAGATGGCCATAGATCCATTCATTACCGTTAGCATCTTTAACGACGAATGTACCACCAAAATTACCGTAGTCATTCGCTTCGATGACTCTACCACTTGTTACTGCAGGCACGTCATTTGTTGCGTTAGAATACACGTCAAACGCTCTATGATAACCACCGCAAAATTCGTCGTAGTTAATACCTTTTTCAATGTAATTGCGGTATCCATAGTTTTTAGGATAACCATCGTAAGTGCGTGGGTCAGACGATATTTTCCAACCTTTTTTCGTAAGATAGTCAATAGCAGTTAGCATGTCACTTCAGCCCTTTCTCTTTCAGATATTCCTCTTGTTCACGTGCTGATTTTTTAACAATAAATGTATTCTTCCACACACCATACGCTACTAATGCTAGAGGCACACCTGTATTTAATACGTTAATCCATGCATCAACTGCTTGCGGATTAATCCATTCCGCACTGATTCCACTAGCTTGTAATGCTAAATATAGAGCGCCTAGAAAGCCACCAATTAAAGCGATAAACTGTTTAATTTTATCTTCCATATTTAATTCCTCCTCAAAATAAAAAGCCGACACATCAGTGCCGACTTTTTACAAAATTATAGTTATTGAAATAGGAAAGTAATCTGACTCGCTTAAGCTACTATTCCCTTCTGATGTCCTAAATAATTCTATGCTACCGTCCGCCTTAACAGTCCAACGTGCAAAACTAGCATTACCACTTTTTATCGATGTGTTTTGAACGAATGGAATATCGCCAGTTATTTTATTACTTACATTGCTAGGTAGCTTAGCTATTACTAGAGGTGTTGATGTAATATTTTTTACAGCTCCAGTAAAACTTAAAAAATAAACAGAATCGCTTTGTACCAATCTATATGATGGAGTAGATGTGCTGCCATAGGACTGTACACCGTTGATTAAATTTAAATTAATCCAAGAAGTATCGAAAATAACCGCGTCTTTCCCTGGCGGCCCCTGAGGTCCTGTGTTTCCAGGTACACCCTGTTCTCCTTTCATACCTGGTGGACCTTGCACCCCTTGTGGACCTACGTCGCCTCTATCACCTTTATCTCCAGTTATTCCCTGAGGCCCGCGCTCTCCTTGAGGTCCTCTTTCTCCAGGTATTCCCGATGGGCCTTGAGGGCCTGTGCTGCCGGCAACACCTTTTTCTCCTTGAAGTCCTCTAGGTCCCTGTTCACCCTTTTCTCCTGGTGGGCCTGGTGGTCCAACTTCTCCTCGTTCTCCTTTTAGTTCACTTAATTGTTCTTCAGTGAAATCAGTATATTTAAACGATTCACCTTTAAATTTATCGGTGTTGTCATTCAAATATACTTTAATATTGTCATTCAAATTTGTTTTGAAATCGTCTCCTAATAATTGAATCGCATTTTCTTTTACGATGCGACGTACAGTGTCGTCTACTAAATTAACGCTTACCTCTTTGGAGACAAGAGAATCAATTTCACTGTCAATAATAGTGAATTCAAAATTTAACGCATGAATAGATTCATTGCCATTCGTTAAAAATAGTTTAGCTTTAACTTTACCAGCGTGGCGAATGACCTTGTCGCTAACGTTATATTGAATCAAACCACCAATTTGGGAAATGACATCGATTTTCTCGTCAATAAAAATTGAACCGTCTTCGCAAAATAGATCTAGTTGAGGTGTAAAACTTGTTTTCGATAAATCGAAAGGCTTACCTTGCCAACTTATACTAATTCTAATAGATGCTGTACCAACATCTTTAGTATAAAAGTTAGCATCGATAGTACCTACATCAACACCGTTTGAATTGATGTTTGCTTTAATATCTTTGTTTTTATATATCACTCAATCACCTACTTATACTTATCTTGAATATAGTGTATTCCTGATAACTTTATTTTTTTGTAATAACTCGCCATTATTGTTGCTTGATGCGTACACCAGTTTATATCAGTAGCGTATTGATGCGTTGCGGGCGCTTTAGGATTCCAACGCATACGATAAAGCGTATTCTGTCCTTTAGAAATATATCTTTGTCTTACAAACTTAGCACCACCAATAATAGCTTTAGCCGGTGTAGTCCAACCGCTATTTCTAGCGAAGTCAATCGCGTTGTTAGGGTTTGAATCAACTGCACCTATGCCAAAGAAGTTGTAAACACCATAAGTACCACTTGCAAAGTTCGATTTTCCATTGCCACTTTCTAAAATCGCATGAGCAATCAAGTAAATCTCGTTTAGCTTATATTTTTTACAAGCATCAGCAAATACTTTTCCTTGGTTGTGTAACTTCCCTCTTCCGTCCAACAACTGATTTAATTTCGATACTGGAACACCTTGATATTTACCTAAATCCAACATTTGATAACGTTGTGTAATATTGTTCCATATCTTAGTTGGGTTCATAGCGTCACTTGTTTTGGCACGACTTGCGCTATACCAACCGCCACCTGTGTTAGTTTGCGGGTTAACACGCATTTGTTTGTCTAAAGCCTGTTTAAAAGCATACTTACTCTTTTCGACGGTTATCTTAGGTGAATTAGATGTAACATTCTTTTCACCCTTTTTAGACTCACTTTGAGCGACAACATCTTTATTTTTTCCATCAACAACAACTTTTATTTTTGACTTTGTTACTTTTTCCTTATTTACGTTAGCAAGTAATTTTTCGCGGTTTTCGTACAAACCGTAAATCTTTTTAATAAGTTCATCAACTTTTTGTTCAGGTGGAAAACCGTCTTTTACGAAATCCCAATTGACATGTTCTTTCAACGAACGCCATACTTTGTTTTCGATTTTTAAGTTTTTAAGTTTAGGCTGGATGTTGTGATTTTTAAATATCTCATAAACTAACATGATAGCTTTCAACTCACTCAAGATGAATGCTTCTTTGTCGTCTGCATAATCACCACATATCTCGATAACCAAGTTATTTGGTTCTCCAGGGTACTCGTACCCCTCGTCGCGTGGCGACCACGATGAGATGTAATCAATATAGTAATGTGGGTATTCATTTGAATTGATATATTGATTCCTATCGTTATATAAGTCGCTCACTGAACGCATTGTGTGCGCGTTTTTAATCGTTACACCTTTAACCTTACCTTTGCGTCTTTCGCCCCACGCTACACGATGTTCAAATTTATCCCATGAACCAAAGTCACTACGTTTGATGGTATAGATAACTTTTGTAACGTCTTTAAACCTCACTGTCGGCTTGTCTGGTTCTTTGTTTGGCTCTGGGTCAATCGCTGGTGGTTTAGGTGTCGATGGGTCACTCGGGTTTGACGTTGCACTTTTTTTATATGGTGGTCTAACAAAGTGAGTTACACCGTTATAGTTATGTTTAATTTTGTATGCAGGCGATCCTGTCCAGTTAGCTGTGTACCAATTTTGATCGCAACTATAAAAATAACTTGTACTTGCTGGACCCACAACAATCGACACATGACCCGGGTTACTACCTGCCCAAACAGCCCAATCACCAGGCAACGGTACAAAAGAAGGTGTGTTACGATATATTTTAAAATCGTTTCCGCGATAATTACTTTTTTGAGCCATCGCATTTGCGTTACCCCAAGTTGTAAAACCCCAGTATTTCTTCAAAATATAGTTAGGTAGGTCCCAACACTGCATTCCATAATAGCCATCTACATCAACACCTTTGCGTCGCTTAGCTAAGTCCAACGCCCAATTTACAACATCTAAAGCAGTTGGTTTACCTGTTTTAGGTAATGACATGACATCACTTCTCTTTCATAAAAATAAGTCGACGCATAAGCGCCGACTTCGTTTTAATTAACGTTTACATTTACCAAACCAAAAACACGCCCAAAAACTGTAACCGAACAACATAGTAATCACCTCCTTTAAACACCAAAAAAGGTACGTAAAATTGCGATTATAATTGTACTTGCGATAGTCCCTATGACACCTAACATCCACATTTTTAATTCTCGAATATTTTTAGCATTCTCTTTTTTATTTTGCTCTTCTTTTAATCTGTCTTTCTTTAACTCTTCGAAAGTTCTATCTAACTTATCATAAACTTTTTCTTGAGTCCGCAGACTATGTTCAATATTATCTAACTTTTTAAACATATCTTTGTCGTTTTCTTCTAGACGCATGATGCGCCATTCGTGCTCGCGTCGTTTCATAAATCCGAACACTATCACACCCGCTTTCTAAAAAACTAAGTCATAGACGTTAAACCTGCGACTCGTATTCAACACCTGTAATCTCTTTGAATTCTTCTTCATTAATACATTCTAGTTCTACAAAACGTTTGATTTGATCATTAGTGTAATAGTTTCTGTCATAAAAATATTTGATGTTGTTAAAACTTGGGAATTTCATATTATTTAACCTCCTTAATTTCTGCAAACGCAAGCATCATTTGAGCTTGCTGTTCTTCCAACATTTTAATTCTATTTTCTTTTTCTGCATTATCTAGTAACGTTTGCGCTAACATTTTCTGTGTTTCTTTAAGTTGATGTGTGCTTTCGGCAACCGCTATTTGTGTTTCTGCTATCATCATTTCTTGAGGGGTGAGTTCAACCTCATCGTTTTTAGGCAAACTCTTTTCAAACTCTTCTCTTGTAGATCCGACCCATTCGTTTTTGTCAGAATTAAAATAAAACGGGCTATAAATACCCTCTGGCGGTGCTAACTCAGTCCAATCTGACTCGGGATACTGATATTCACCGTCAATATCTCTAAATACTAAATAAGGTGTACCATCGTACAAATAAACCTGTTTAAAGTCCATAATTGAACCTCCTTTTATAGTGGTAGTACAGTGTGAATTGGATACCAGTCTGTAGATTTCATTTCGGAAATAGCGAAAGATGCGCGTTCCATCTTTATTTCTCCGTTTTTTGATACTGTCCATCTCGCAGTTGTTGCTACGCCGTTTTTAATTGAAGAATTTTGAGTGAATGAACATGTTGACGTTATTAATTTGGAAATGTTTCCTGGCAGTGTAGCGATAACAGTATCATTTGTTGTGATGTTCGAAACTGCTCCTTTTAACTTTAACGTTATATCACCATTGTTATTTACAAGTTTGTAATACGGTATATATGTGTCTCCGTATGATTGAACTCCATTAATGAGGTTCAAAGGTAACCAACCTGTATCTGTTTGTCTATTGTTTATTTGTTCCCAGTCAGACCAAGTGTTGTAAAAACGTTTTAACCATATTTGTGTAGAATTGTAAGGTTGAAAGATGATACGTTTTACAATTTCTTCTCTTCGTTCAACTATCGCAAATCCGGCAGTGGAACTAGATCCTGTTATAGGAGTGTCGGTAAAGTAATAATTACCCGCATCAAGATTATGAAGTGTATCAACATCATTCGATAAAGAAATGGTCTGAGCGCTTCCGTCATCATTAGTTAGTTTATGTTTTTGCCAATTAAGCTCTGCTAATTTAAAATCAACCTCAGCGTCACCAATAGGAGCATTGCGCGAGAATTCTTGCATCTTACTATCGATATACTCGAGCGTTTCTTCTTTCTTACTTTCAATAACACCCGTACTCTCTTCGACTTTAGAATTAATAGTAGCTATAGCGCTATTCTTGGTTTGCTCGGTATCTTGCTTTTGCTTTTGATATAAATTAGTCAATTCTGATTGAGCACTTGTGTATAACGATTCAAAACCAGATGTGATTTTTTCTTTTGTCACTTCAAATTGCTGTAGTGCTTGATCGCGTGCATCTCTTACTTGCGTGACGTGGTCGTCTAAATTTTGCAGCGATTCTTTAATCTCTACTACTTCTTTTTCTAAAGCGTTTTTCAAATCATCAAACATTCTAAAGTATTGAACTTTGACCTCACCTTTAACTTGGTTAGGTAAAGCGTCAGCTACATAAAATTCAAACTTACCGAGCGTCGCAACATCTGTATTACCATTTACAGCTAACAAGATTTGTCCTTCAACATTTGTATCTGTTGCAGCTTTCAAGAATTCGTTCGGTACCGTTACCTCAACAATTCCACCGTGCGCATCGTAGATACTTAAATCTAATTGTCCCGACATACTTCCGTTTGATGATTTAAGCCATAAATACCCCACTACATTGACAGGTCCTAGTTGATAGGGAAAACCGTTTTTATGAACTATAAAACGCAATTTAGCTGTATTGCTATCTGTATTATAAAAGCCTATTCTCGTTTCCGAGATAGGCTTGTAGTAAGGTGTATTCTCTTGTTTCAAAACAGCTATTTTATCTAAATTAGACATTATTTAAAACTCCCTTTCGTCACAGGGTGGATATAACAAACTGCAACACCATATCCTTTTTCCATTTCATAAGGTGTCGTAATTTTCATAACGCGATAATAACCATTTTCGTTATCTTTAGTACCTTTACCATTTCTCGAACTAATCCAATCGCCCTCGTCTACCGTATCATCAATAGAAATATATACTTGACCGATAAGCCCTACTACATTCCATTCTGGACGTTCTGAACGCGATTCGTATGCTTCGTTTTCGACATAATCTTCGTCTTCCACCGGAACTTTTACCATTTCAGAATATTCATTCCCCTCGTCATCTTGCCAAGTTTTTAATTGCTCCTCATAAACAATCACGCCGAACTCGTCTCTTTTATATCTATCTTTGTGGTGGAACATTTGGTCTCCCAAGATAATACCTGCCGTTCCTGAAACTACACCTAGCGGAACATCGTTGTGTTGCGCCTTTCTAATATAACGACCCTCTAAAGTAACAATAGTACCATTACGGATAGCGCCACCACTTTCAGATTCGAAATACTCAGCGTAGTCAGCAAAGTTATTACTTGTTGTTAGTTGGCCGGCTGTTTTAATATCACCCGAAGTCGAAGACATATCAATTTTGATGTTAGCCGTACTAGCGCCCTTATCTCCATAACCTAATAAAAAGTGATAATTTCCAGGAGATTTGACGCCGCGACTATTTACGATAGTTTGACAGTAACTGCCTTGTAATGTCTCTGATTCAAGTGAGTTAAGCACTGAAGAACGCGAACCATAAGCATGTGAGTTTACACCTGACCCTGCAACCCAACTTCTATCACTATGCGCATATGAGCCACCTGTCGAAGCAATGAGGGCACTAGATTCCGCTAAAGCTCCACCTCCTGTCGATGCGGCACTTAAACCACCTTTAACGACCGTAGGAACTTTTTTGTATTTTCTTTCTGCAATAGATGCTTGTGTAGCATACCCCTCAGCTTGTACACCTACGATTTCAGCAGTATTGTTATACATTTCAATCGCAATTCCTGTACCGGTTCCGATTAAATTAGCGCCAATGATTTTAGTATCATAAACGCCTGCACCGCCAGAAATACCAATGTTTTTTGATGATTTATAAAGATTGATGTTTGAAAAAGTAATCTTTTTAGGTCTGTTGGCACCACCGTAAATCTTAATATCTGAACTTGACTCAGTAAAACCTTGAACATTAACGCCGTTAAAAACGACATTTTCAGCTCTGTATTGTACTACGACAACCGGTTGTCCTTTAGCCCAACTTTTATCACCTAATGCACTAAAATTGTTTACTTGTACATTACGGTATGCACTGATAACAATTGCACGTGGTGTCGTTTTTGGATATACACCGTTGTATTGTGGATAAACAGACGAGCAGTTATTTAATACTACATTGAACGCCGTTTTAGATTGTGGGTCAGTTGCTTTGTGGTGTCCGATGTGACGAATGTTATATGATCGCGTGTCTCTAATTGATAAATGATTATTAACAAAAATATTCTGCGGTGCACTTGCGGTAGCATGTGCTTTGATTTCTAGTCCGCCATAATTTTTTTCTGTTCTATTGTCTGAAAGAAAAACGAATTGTGAACCATCATCCACTTCAATACCGTTGTTATTTCCCCCACCAATAGGACTATGTGAGTAATTATTAGTGATAAGGATATATCTGCTCCAGTGTGTCGTAATACCATCGTCACCAAATCCATATGTTTCACAATTATCAACATGGACATATTTACTTTCTAACGCTTCACTTGGGCGTACACCGTCGCCACCATAAAAGTATTCGTCGACGCCATAAGTCACATCAATACCATGCAACAAGTTATCATATGACTCGATGTTATAAATGTAACCGTGTTTAACACCTGCAAAGCGTACACCACTGGAAAGTGAACCTCCTGCAGGTTTTAATGTGTCATTTTGTCGATGACGATTACCATCAATACTAAAGTTTTCGATAGCGATGTTTTCAGCATTACCGCCCATCGATAAGTTTGTTACAACAATTGCGTCGGCAGGTGCATCATCAGCTAATTTAATTGTTGTAATACCTTTACCTTGACCAACAAGGCGTGTGTTGTTAGGTAACCTTAAACCATACACCTTATAAGTACCAGCCGACATTGTAACTTGTACATTTCCCTCGCCAAATGCCTTTTCGAACGCCGCCGTACTATCATTTTGACCTGTTGGATCTGCACCAAATTCGTCAACATTAACAACGCGATTGATTTTGTCGAGTAATTCCTTCAAACCTTTTTTACGCTCGTTCATTTCTCTTAAAAAATCATGTTGGAGTCGTCCCTCTAATGTGTCGTGTTGAATTGCGTCAATGGATACACGGCTTTGACGCAATTCTTGTTGTCCATTACCCAATGCACCTAATACAAGGTGGTCGTTCACTTCGTTTTGGTAACGTAATTCATCACCTACATTTGTTTTCTGACCTTTCTTTGTAAAATGTGTAACGTTGTTTGAATTGTGTGCATCTTTTTCGTCTTTACGATGGTAATCCATGTCATCAGAAAAACCATTTAACCATCGTTCTATTTTTTCGAAATTATTTTCTATCTGTTTAAGTAACTTATCGTTAAAATAAACATCTAACTTTTTTAATAAGTTGATTTTCAAGTTTAAACCTCCTTAGCCTTCAATTGACCGTTAACATCAACAATCAAATTGTATTTTTTACCGTTTTCTCCGGTAATGACTAACCCTTTAGAATTCACCTCTAAAGATTTTAATTTATTAAGTTCAACTTCATTGGTCGATTCGTTCGTGTTAACTTTATCTAACTTCGCTTTATCCTCAGCGCTCATCAAACCATTCATTTGATTAGTAACTAAAGGCATAGCCTCCATGTTAAAGCCGTTACCATTAATCAAGGTTGTGTAGTTTTCTCCGGCATCAATGCTAGATTTGATACCCTCACTAGAGAATAAGACGTCGTAACTACCGTTTTTACCATGTATGCCCAACCCATCATATTTCAGCGCAGTAGACGTTTGTACAACACTACTCATCGACTTAGCGACCGCGCTTGTTTGTTTAGTAACGTTTTTGATGGACTTAGCACCTTGGTATCCTCCACCGAGTCCATTAGCGAGGGTAGCAGCATTATTCACGCTTGTTTGGTATCTGTCGCGCCGTCTTAAATCACCTAAAACAACATCTTGCTTAATAACGTTGTTGTGCGCGTCCCTGTACGTCGTTATCTCGATGATACGAACTTTATCATTCACATCAATTACATCGTCCCTCACAGGCACTATATCGCCAATCCTAGGTATTGCAGTTGGAAACTGTTTTCTTAAAACAACAAAGTCTAACGATAGCGATGTTTTAATTGATTGATCTATGATGTATTCTAATTCTCTTTTCATCGTTTCGACACTTGTGATACGTCCATCGATTTTTGGAGGAGCTTCACGCTTTCCTATTTTGTTAGCTAAAGGGTGTGTAAACTCGATGTACAAACTTCCCTCTGTAAATTCCTCATCATCTTCAAAACCACCGTAACCACGAATGAATGTGTACGCTTCGCTTGCATCTTCTTCGAGTTTCAAATTATTCGCATTTACTTTACTAGAAATATAGTAATTAACGACGTTGTTCAAAAACGGTGTTAATGTAAATGTTTTTGTTGTTGGGTCGTAACTGTATTCAAGTCCATAACGGTCAAGACCAGCCTTAAACATGTCGTATCGACTGTCACCTTGTCCGGCATTTTCCCAACGCGATGCCGGCACTTTGACCGGTATTTTATACTTGTAACCTGTGCCTTGAAAGACCAACTTAAAATAGTTTTCAACTGTAAAACTGCCAGTGACATTACTGATAACGCGTGATGTCATTAAGTCATCGAGTTGTTTTTGTCTTGCTGTGATACTCAAAAATTGCTTATTACCTTTACTTTTTCTATCAATAATGGTGATGACATAGACATTTTTATCATCAGGACCACCGACGTTATGAATCGTCCACATTTTTGATATTGATGAAATTAGGTCGTAAGTATTTTCATTCTCTAAGATATCCAACGACAAACTACCGTCGTCGTTTATCTTTTCTGATAATGTTGTAGCCGCGAATATTGGATATCCCTTACCTATTCTGTTTTTTATCAAGATTGGCAAGATACCACCTACCTGTTATAGAATTTCATGTCAAAGACTATTTTTTGAACTGATTGATTGATGTTAAAGTAGTTATAACCATATTTAAAAAACGGCTGCGACAATCGTGTATACTCATCGATTGCTACGCCGTTCCTAAATGTCTGTAATCCGTTGTATTTGATTGTGTCCCCCGCTTTGAGCTTTAGCCCCTCAATCGTCATAACCTCAGAATGTTCAAGATTCCAGCTGAATTTGTCTGTATCCTTACCTAAAACAATTGTTACAGTTCTATCAAAAGTAAATTGATCAATAGGCTGTGTACCGTGATAGAACACATCACCGCTTCTAATGTTAAGGAATGTGTATGTCCGCTTCGAACTTTCTAAAGGCATTTCTATCCGCATGTCACTTGACCACAGGTAAGGAGAATCGAGCTTTTCTAACTGTAAACTACGCCCAATTGATTCGTAATACGGGTTTTCTGCTGTTTCGAAAACCACTTCAATTTCTCCTGTAGTCTTATTTGTATCAAAGTCGCTAATACTCGATAACATCAATTCCAGTTGCATACCACTTGCGTAATTCAAAGGGAATTCAAAGTCAGGTTCGTTAAACCCTTGAAACGGTATTTCGACGATAGACGGTACAAGCTCACGAATAAAAAAACGTCCTTTAAACAAATCTGCTAATTGATTTCGCAAATGGATTGCATGCGCCATCTTATCAACATTGTATTCTATTAAAAGAGTCGCTTTCCGTGATTCCTCAATTGTGGCCGTCTGGAATCTGCCGTTAAGTTTATCGATAGTCTCGAATTGATTATCGCGCTCTAAATCTCCAACATTGAACGATATAACTTTAAGCCTATCAAATGTAAAAGGGTTGTCACTGAGTCTATATGTGTTAAACCCAGAAACAACCTCTATATCTCTATAAATCAAGCAGTATCACCCCGCTTCTATGTGTAATATTCTTTTGAATCCATATCCTTAATGTAAGTTCTGAGAAATTCGGCATCAACGTCATTTTCTACATGGAGGTTAACAATAGGTCTATTGTTTTCTTCGATAGAGTGGCGCACATCGTCGTCAATAAACCCGTTTATGTCACCAACAACCGAATCGATTAATCCTGCTCCATCGAATGATGGAGAAAGTTTTGCATCAAAAGCACTCATAATACCTAACGCGGCGTTTCTACTGGCTTTTGCTGCTTTAGCTGCATATTGTTCAATTCCCATGCCAAGACCTGTCATACTGTCTCTACCTAGTTGCATAAATTTACGTGACGGTGAGTGGCTATCTAACGCGCTTTTTGCTGCGTTCAATGCACTTTTTGCTGCATTCCATGCTGTTTTCGCTAAGTCTCCTGCTTTTTGGACGATACCACTAATCAAACCAGCCACTAAATCGACGCCAGCCTGAACAAATTGACCTATAAAACTTCTAACTGCATTTAGTGCGTCTTGCATACCTTTCCTACAAGCTTCAACAACTTCCCAAAATTTTTGTACAACGGCATTTTTGAAATTAGTCATCGCTTGTCGGATTGATGCCACCCATTGCGCGCCAGTTCCGACTACATAAGCTAGTGCTTCAAGCATTTTTTGTTGCACTGTGCTAGCCACGCGTTGAAACCAATTTGATACAACATTCCATATCGCTATTGCAAAATTTTGTATTGTTTGCCAAATTTGTGACCAACTTGTTACTGTTTGGCCAGTAATTCGAGTATAAGTGTTGAATAAAAACTGTTGAATTTGATTCCAAATTGACGATAATCCCTGCCATATCGTATCGCTCACGTTAGCAATAGTTGTTTGTAAGGTTTGCCATGCCCCCGAAAAATCACCTGACAAGAATTGAATGAAAGCTGTAAAAAGGCCAACGATCCACTGAATCATTCCAGAAATTAGTGCCCCTATCGCTGTGAACGTTACAGTAACAACTGTCCATAAACCTTGTATAGCGGTTATAACACCTTCTACAACCGCGATAAACACATTACCTAAAACTTCATAAAAAATATCACCTAATTGTTGTAACAAAGGCATGATAGGTTGAAGTGTTTCTTGAATTTTACTCCATAGGTCATCAAACCATTTTTTGATACCTTCTACCGCTTCTCCTATGCTTTTTTTGATTGTCTCCCAAGCTTCTATAACAGCATTTCTGAAATCTTCATTCGTGTTCCATAAATAAATTATGAAACCAGCCAATGCTAAAACTGCACCTATTGCTATCCAAATAGGTAAGCTGATACCCGCTAACGCACCGCCCAAGATTGGTAATAGCTTCATAAGATTACCGATAGGGTTCAGAAGTAATCCAACAGCACCTCTTAGTAAGCCGAACGCACCTTTTAAGATAGTTGACGCTCTTGTAAATTTAATGATGTATTTAATTACATCGAAAAGACTTTTACCGAACAGGCCTTTTAGCATAGTGGATACGAATATAATAGGCGTAAGCAAAGCCCAAAAAGCACCACCGAGAATGGTAAGAATACCAAAGAATCTCGCCACATTTGGGTGATTCTCGAATAACGCTGCCGTAAATTCGGCTATTTTGCCTATAAGTTTTAGTAAACCACTTGCGATTGGTGCCATCGCCTTACCAAATGCAACAAGTATACGCACAATATCGCCAATCAGTTTCATAATTACAGGACCATTTTCCTCAACATACTTCACAAACTTTTTAAAGCCCTCTGATTTACCAACCGTTTCAGACCATTCTTTAAATTTATCCGTCATTTTGACAAGCCAATCAAAAATACCTGCACTGTTTTGACCAAAAGCAATCATTAAGTTGCCGATACCTTTAAATACATTACCAAATATCTTGCCTATTTTAGGTAGATTTTCTTTGGTATATTCGATGAACGACTTAATAGCGTTCTGTCCGCCGACACTATTTGCCCAGTTCTGAAAATCAATGCTCATATTTTGTAAACCTTGTGATACCCATTTGAACAATGGCATAAACTGAGTAAAGATGTTAACTAAACCATCACCAAAACGTCCAGCAGCATTGAGTAAGTCGCCGAAAATTTGAACACCAACAGTATTTAACGCTTTAAATGCCGCTTTCGCTGTATTGGATTTATTAACCCAATCCTCAAACTTACGTGCATTACCTTCAATGAGATCAGCCACGCCAGACAAGAAAGGTTTCATTTTGGACAATCCCGAGTTGACACCTCTAATTCCCGAAGCCATTGCGTTAAAAATCTGAGCTTGGTTCTGTCTGATGATACCCGCCCATGTATCTTTTAGCTCAGAGGTTGCATCATTGAATGCTTCAACTTCTTTTGTCACTGCAAGTGTGCCGTCGTTAACCATTTTAATTGCACTGATAGCCATTGCACCAAATGCTACTGCACCTAGTCCAGCGACAGAGAAAGCACCAGCTAAACCAAGTACACCGCCACTGAGAACACCTGCCGCATTCAACACTGCAAATAATGCGGGTACTAATCCGGCAATTATAGGTATAAGAGCTTGAAATGACGCAATCAACACACCTTTGATTTGTTGGCCAAACACTGTACCAAACGAGCGAATACGTGTCGCTAAGTGGTCAATTTTACTACTAAAGTCATCTAACGCTCTTCCACCTGCATGCCAAACATCAGCTATTTTAGCTTTTAGTAAGTCTGTTTTTCTTACATCGTAATCTATTTTTACAGTGTGTTTTCTAAAGGTTTTTAAAATTGCTTTTGTCGTTGTAATAACTCTTTTCAAAGGGGATGCGTCACCATCAATTTCAACAGTATGCTCACGCCATTTTTGAGCCATTGCTTTAGCCCGTGTCAACGCTCGTTGAAACTTACTTGTGTTCGCTTTAATTTCTGTTTCAATCTCGTTTGGCACGGAAGTTTTGGCCAGACGTTGTGCTTTACGTACTCCACGCTCAAAGTTTTTGATAATCGCATTGATACGTGCGTAGAAGTTTTTCTCCATTAGTTACCTCCCTTCTGATTTCCAAAGAACGCTTCTGCTTCTTCAATTTGTTTTTGTCTAATCATTTTGCGTTTTTCAATTTCTTTCTGTCTGTCATTTCTAATTTGAATATCATCTTTGAATAAGTTCTCACGGGCTTTTTTTATCTGCTGTTTCATAGGTTTTACACCTTTTTTACTTTGTGCCATTGCATTTGCTGTAGCAAGGTGCACATTATGTTCTAACATGTCTAATTCTCGCTCACGTGCGCCTCTTATCCAGTCTTGCCATTCTTTGGGTGTCATTAGATACAACTCATCAGAGCTGATATAACCTAAGTATTGTGCAGTTTTTGAACGTATCTCACTGTAATTTAGTAAGGTTCTTTGCCCATTAAGGTTACGTAAGTTTCTTTCATGAATTGGACTGCGTTCGCCGCTTCTTCTTTTTCTTCCTGTTTCACCATTTTTGGTCCTTGCGTCATTTGGAACCAGTACATCTTGAACTCTTCCTTGAAAAAACCAGATTCACCTAATACTTGAATAGCACCTTGTAATAAACCGAGTGTAGTACCCTCTTTTTCAATTACATCCTGAATAACTTCTTGAATTTCTTCTTTAGTCGGACGTTGTTTAAGGTGTGCAAGCGCACAATCCCAAAACTGTACGATAGCAATCGTCTTACGATTTAAAATGCCTTGTAGAATTTCGTGATAACCACTACCAACATTTCCATCTTTATCTTCTTTTGCGTACTTTTCTGCTTGAATGTCAAACATAAATGTACCTTTTGCTTTTAACTTTGCGTCTTTAAACTCTAATTCTGTAATAGGTTCGAATTTTTCTGATTGGAATACGTTATTTTTAGTCATTTAAATACCTCGCAATTTAAATTTGTATAAAAAAATAAGGGTGCTTCAAGCACCCATCAGACTGTCGACAAAGTCCTACGGACTTGTCGGCATTTTTTATTTCTTTAATATTTGTTTAATAACCTTTTCCCATTTTTTGTATAATAATAGTAATAAGACAATGAGGTGATAGTATGCTAAATAAATCTTTCAACAATAGAGAACAACTTGAAATAATTTCAATATCTCAATTAGTTCCTGATGATCACTTGTTACGTAAAGTTGAAAAAGTCTTAGATCTTAACTTTGTTTATGATTTAGTGAAAGATAAATACTGCTTAGATAATGGCAGACCCTCTATTGACCCTGTAATTCTAGTGAAAATCCTTCTAATCCAAAAATTATTCGGCATTAAATCTATGAGACAAACTATAAAAGAAATTCACACTAATGTAGCGTACCGATGGTACTTAGGTTATGGATTCTTTGATAAAGTTCCTCATTTTGGTACTTTTAGCAAAAACTACACCCGACGGTTTTATGATAATAAGGTATTTGAAGAAATTTTCCAACACATCTTAGAAGTTGCTTTTGAAAATAACCTTATTGATACTGAGCAAATTTTTATCGATTCAACTCATATTAAAGCCAATGCCAATAAAAATAAATACATTAAGAAAGTTGTTCAAATTGAAGCCAAAGCTTATCAAAAAGAATTGGATGATGAAATAAACCTTTTAAGAAAAGCCGATGGAAAAAAGCCTATAAAAAAGAAAAAGGAAGTGAAAACTAAATGTATAAAAGAAAGTAAAACTGATCCAGAGTCCGGTTATTATGTGAAGAGTGAGAGAGAAAAGCAATTCGCTTATTCTCTACATGCATGTGTCGATAGACACGGCTTCATTCTAGATTCACATGTCACACCAGGAAACATCCATGATAGTACACAATTGAAACCTATGATAGAAAGAATGGAGAAATTAGGTTTAAAAGCGAGATATGTAGCAGTTGATTCTGGATATAAGACTCCATCTAACGCACACTACCTTATTGAAAAACTTATGATACCTGTGATGCCGTATACTCGCCCAAAAGGGAAAGAAGGTTTCTTCAAAAGTCGAGATTTCATCTACGATGAATATTATGATAGTTATATATGTCCTAATAATGAGTTTTTAACTTATAAAAGAACAATGCCAAGTGGGCACAGGCTTTATATATCAAATTCTGACATCTGTCGCGAATGCCCACTATTGAGCAAATGTACCGAAAACAAACATTTTCAAAAACAAATTCAAAGGCATGTATGGCAAGATGATTTAGATATAGTTGAAGACTTAAGATTTATGGATTCAATTAAAAAAATATATAAAATGAGAAGCCAAACAATAGAAAGACGATTTGGTGATGCTAAAGAGCAACATGGTATGAGATGGACACGTTTCCGAGGTTTAGGAAAGGTGACAATGGATACGATGTTTACTTGTGCTGCGATGAATTTGAAAAAAGTGGCGACGTGGCTTACATAAGAGTCCGTGAGGACTTCTATTTTTGAATATTTTTATACATATTATTGAAAAGCTTATAAAAAACAAACTACCGTTATATTTTTAATGTTATAACGATAGTTTGTCTACAGTCTGAAGGGTGCTTCAAGCACCCATTTATTACATTACTTCTGAATCTCCTTCTCCTGTTAAAGATGATTCGAAGTTTTTACTTGTAGACTTACGTTCTTCAAGCGTACCAGTGTACTCACCTGGTTTTTCGAATTCAACCGTTGTACCAGCAACAGAAGCGTCTAACCATGATTTAGGTACATCGGTGAACACGCCATCAGCAGTGTTGAACTTAACTTTTAGCGTTACTTCAATTTTATCTTCTTCGTCATCGAATGATTTAGCATAATCTTCAACAACCGTGTAACCAAACGCTGCGTGATAACCACCTTCACGCTTTTTCTTTTCGATTAACCACACTTTAATTTGTTGTAGGTTTTTAATCGCTTTCTTAAATTGCTCTTGACCTTTGTCGCCTGGAATATGCCCAAATGTTAAACTTAATTCTTCATTCACAGATTGATAACTATAGTCTGTTTTGCCTGCTACAATCTTCTCAGAAAGCTCAGAAGACACTTTTTCTTCGCCCTCGAGTAAGTCAGATACTAAAACACCCATCATACCTAAAGTGTTGTTAGTAGGCTCACAAACGGCAATATAACTTGTTGCCATATATTTACACCCTTTCCATTTTTGTCTTATGGCGTACTTTATATAACATTCTCAGTACACCATGTTTTGTAAACTGATCTATATCAGTAAATACTTGTGAATTGTCTTTTTTAATCCATTCGACATCGTAATGGTCAAATGAAATATTTTGTCTTACTGCTATGTCCAAAAAACGTAGCAACTCACGCGCTTCCGCCCCGTTCTCGTACTGACTATAAACATGGAACGTGATAGCAATAATCTCACGCATGCCAGGGGAACGTTCGCTTTCAGTCACGTTAGTTTCACCCACGATGATATATGGGTAATCCACGTCTTTTTGAACGCAATCAAAAACCCTACCGCCGACTAACTTGTCAGTGATAGGGTTGTCGATTAAGTTATTCATGATTTGATTAAATAGTAACGATTCAGCGGATACCCACATATCAACACTCCTAACTGAAATATCGTTCAAACACTTTTCTACCCTCGTCAACAGCTGGATTCCAAAACGGTTGAGCTGGTTGTCCATGCGTTGTATACCATTCGCCATCGTCACCTTTATAGGACCATGGTATCTTATGTGCACGACTACCACCAGGGCCGGTAGCGTAGATGCCGCTACCAAATTCAACGTAAATCGCATACTCAGCCCCTACGCTAATCACAGACGAGAAACCGCCGTCAGTAACTTTAAAGTCTATACTTTCTTTCAAGTATCCTAAGTCGACGGGTGCTAGTGCGACAGCTGTGTTATAAATGGCAAGCGTCGTTTTTAAAACACCTTTTTTAACCCAATCTTCCATCTCTTCGCGATAATCGTCCAACTCAGCAACCAAGTCCCAGTTGCCATACTTAACCTTTGCCATTTGGAACCTCCTGCAATCGCGTTAAATTGACCTCATGCATACCACCTTGGTCGATTGGATATCCAACGACTTGATATAACTTACTTTCGTATCTAAACACGTTATTTGCGTTTATTTCGACGTTGTATGGCGTGTAAAGGTTGCGGTCGAATGTTTTATTCATCTGGCGGAAGTTGAGCGTCTCAGACGTTGTAGGCGTGTCCATAAAGCCAAATATTTCACGTTCTCGAACATACTCGCGCTTTTGATTAGGATATCTACCAACTAATGCCATACGACCAATTTCTATTTTGTGAGGATACTCATTCATTGGGTCGAACATGCTACCACCTCAATTGCCTTAATGGTCGTAAGTGTCGATATGTTGATTTAGGTAAGTCTGTAACAAACGAATAAGATACTGTGCCCATCGAACGACTAGAAATGTTACCAGAAGTACCATATTTGATACTTTCAGCAATAAACTTTCTGACGCCGAACGGATACGGCTCTACAAACACCTTATTGCAATATTCTTCTGCTATCCCTTTATAAAACAGAATTAAGGATTGCAACACCTCATCATTACTATCGTCGTCAATAGGTGTTCGATTAAGCTGTTTGACTTCTAAAGGTAGCATTATGCAACACCCTCAATCGCCTTAATCAATTCCGCCTTTTTCATTGATGAGTCAACTTCAACATCATACTGTTCGGCAATATCTTTCAATTCAGCCACTTTGTAAGTTGTCAAATCGACCTCGACGATAGCAACAATATTACGACGGTTGTTATCTGTTTCTAATTCTTTAATGCGTGCTTCTGACGGCTTGTAATCTGGTCGGGGGTATAATGCCCCCACCTCATACAAATAGTTGTCATCTTGACCGTCTTTGAAGCGTTCAACGACTTCGTACAACTTCATTTAAATCACCCTTTCATTAAAGGACTTCTTCGTCACCTGAATCTACTTGACCTTTAGTTATTTTTACCGCTTTAGATTCGTCATAAAGGTAAGCTACATAGTGCTTATCACTATATAAAGCTGTTGTTTTAGTAGATGGGTCACGATCGGTCTCTAAGAAGAACTCACGTTTTGTGATTAACTTAACCGCACCTTTTTTAGCCAAGATGGATGTACCTTGTTCAAGTTTGTTTGAACGTACGATAACAGCTCCCAACGCTTCACCAAACGCGCCTTTCACAATGATGTTGTCGCCTAATTCAGTCGCACGCGTAAAGTTTGCAGCTGCATCACCACGTAATTTTCCGGCGTCTAATGGGTTGACGAACAACACCATAGGCTCTAAATCTTCGTCGTTAAACTTGTCAATAGCTGATTGTAAGCCGTTCAACTTAGTAATATCCGCTTCGACAGTTAATTTTGCACCCATCAACGCTTCTAGCACATCATTGTCAACTTTGTTAGCATGCGCTAAACCATGTTGACGTACTTGTTCCCCTTGAGGGTCTCCGTAACCCGAAAGTAATGCCTCATCAGTAATTGATGTACCTTTTGCGACTTTTCGGATTTTAGCTTCACGCTTTTTAGTTTCAAGGATGTCAGTAGGGATTTTTTCACCCTCAGCCACCACTTGTGCGTCACCACTGTAAATAAAAGCCGGGAATGTTAATGTGTCTCCCGGTTGTCCTTTTAATGTGTTGTCAATTTCTGCAAACGATGCAAAACGTAATTTCTTATCTAACTCCGCTTGCATCATAGGCGCTAATACTTCTGGTACCACCTGTGTATTTAACTTTGTCATACCTTGTGCCATATTTTATACCTCTTTCTTTTTTTAGTTTACTAATTTCTCGTACGTTTCTCTGTCGTTTAAATAAAGCTCAGTACGTTGGCTTACACTCATGCTGTCAAACTGCTCTTGTGTAACACCACCTGAAACATTGTCACCTTCGTTAGGTGTACGTCCTGTTGGCTTTTGTTCTGCAAATAAATAAGGTTTAGACTCTTGCAGTGCTTTTACTGCATCTTCTAAACCTTTAACAGTGCCATCTTCTTGAAGTTCAAGGTTACTCTTGTCGAGCATCAAGAGAACATCATTAGCGTCATTTGCATCTTTAGCAACCGCTAATTTGATAGCGTTATTCAGTTGTGTCTCTTCATACTTAGTTTGCCAATCTGCATTTTCTTGTTTGACTTTATCGAGTTCTTTTTGAATCTCGCTTTCGTTTTCCACAGATTTTTCTAAGTTTGCAATTTGTTCATCGCGGTTAGTGATTTCTGCTTTTAAATCTTTAATCTCGGCATTCTTATCATTAAGACGAGAACGTGGTACCATTCCGGATTGAGATTCATCAAAAGCGTCTAAAACTTTCTGTTCATCAACTTCACCGTTTTTAAATTGCTCTAGTAATGATTTTAAATCCATTTAAACTACTCCTTTTTACGAGTTTTACGTGCAACGCCACGAAGAATTTTGTATAAAAAGAAGCAGTTTAACGACGTGCTGAGGTCGAGCATTAGATTGCTAGCTATTTAAAATTAATCACCATTTTTTTAACATTATTTCTATACTCTTTGAATTTATTGTAGTCTACATCGCCTTCTACTTCTATAAAACAAGTATCAGGACTATAGGAAGCTATAACATCGTAATCTGAACCAAATTCCGATTTCTTTTGCTTCGGTAAAGCATCGTATTTTTCAGCTTTAATAAGCAAGACGTTGTAATCTTCTAAATCAATATTCACTGTATTGCGTTCCATTGTTTAACCACCTTTACGTTTCATCTTCTCCCACTCACGATAGGTCATATGCGGGATTACTTCTGTTGTTCCATCGTCATTACGCACACGCATTACACCAGGCAAATCATCCTCATCAATGTAATGCAATAATTTACAACGACAATTGATATTCTCTTTTGCACTATTCACACCAACAAACAATTTAGGTGCTTGTCCTATGCAACCACTTGATTTGAAGTTTTCATCAAGCGGTATGCTTTCACCATCTAAATGTCTGTGTGTGTCACGTGTCCGTGTATCCTTTGTTGCAAACCAACGTTTCATCATTCTAAAACCATTGTCTTGTGCTACATGAGCACTGTCTAAGTTGGCTTGCGACAATGCTCTACCTGTTTCTGTACGTGCTACACGTAACGCCTGCGCTTTACTCATACCTAAGTCGTCACTAATCGCTTTAGCAGTCCTAGCGTAACCCTCGCCACTCAAAATGCCTTGTGTAATGTGCACACGTAATCGCTTCAATACGTCGTTTCTGTGCTTTTGTAATGTAGGTACTAACTTGATAAACTCAATTGGCTGTTCAATTGCTTTGTTGATTATGTCTGCGGTTGGTATATCAAATTGCATAGATGTTTGACTGGCCATTTCATAAAGAAACAAACTCATCATGTATTGCTCGATATAGACATTCTGTTGTGTCTTTTTAATAGCTTTAGCAACTTCTCGATAGTCACCAGTCATCATATCCGCAATGCGCGCTAATTGTTTGTTGAGACGATTGTATTTGTTGAATTCTGTCCAGGTGACGTGCGGGTCGTCTGACTCGTACTTCGCATACATCTCAGCTAATTCTCGCTTAATGACTTTCAATCTTTCAGCGAACAACACTTCAAGTTCTTTTTCTGCCTGCTGTCTCAATCTTTCAATATATTTATCTATGTCATTCTGATTGGTTATTTTGCGTTCCGGCATTGCTGTCACCCTCTAACGATGGTAGTTGGTTGTTAAAATCGATATTGTCTTGTTCAATACGTTCCATTTCAGCCACAGGATCAGTAACCCAAGGGTGATTAGTAATAACTGTTTCTTTAGATAAGTATTGCGATTGTACACCAATTTGTGATTGCTCTAACTCATTAACCATGACATTAAAGTTAAAGCTAATCTCAATGTCATGTACATCGATATTCAATTTGTAAAAATCGATGATGTAACGCAATAGTTCTTGCAACGCAGTAAGCGTCTTATTTTTCAGTTTGTTCGCTTTTAAGTCTAGATTGCTATACATAAACTTGAGCGCGATACCTGATGGACTGTTACCGAATTTGTCTTGTTGGAAGTCAACACCTTGACCAAACTCAATAATGTAATCACGTAACATGTCTAGGTATTCTTTCGACGACTGTACTGGCACTTCAATTTGAATAGTATCAACACCACTACCACTACCATCACCGTCTACATTGATTGCTTTATAGTATTTGAGGTTCTGCATAAATTCATCTAAATCTTGACCCTCGTAACCTTTCAAAATGTAAATAAGTTCAGTCGATTCCTCAAATGTGTTTTGAGTATCACTCAATCGCTTATCCATTGCATCAATTATTGTCTTGTACATAAACAAGTCGCTAACTTCTTGTGGATTATTCTTGAACGGAATGAATGGCACTCGGTTCCAACTCATCTTTTTGTCACCAATGTAGTAATGCGCTTGAATGTTGTCGTCGCCGTGATAATAATCGGGAATCAATTGACCATGTTGCAATTCGTAAAAAGTAACTTCTGCGTCCGTCCAATATTCAACTCGTTCGCTACCATCAAGCTCATACAAACGAATGAATGCTTTAAGCTCGTCTCGTTCTTTGTTCGTCCAAATTGGTATTGCTTGTTCTGCAGGCACCCTAAATGTTTTAAATTCGCCTTGTTCATCGATATAAGGTTGTAACCACTCAATGCCTTTGTTACTTGCTGCAGTCAATATATCGACAAGTTTGTCATCCCATTTGTGATTAAGTACCTCTTGTATCTTCTTGAGTGATTGCTCGTCATCAGTACCGAATGTAATAGGATTACCTACCGCATAAGCTACTTTTTGATCAACTAAATTTTGATGGTAATTCGTGTACATTCGCCAGTCTGGTTTTAGTGGGTCGTAGTTACCTTTAACATCTCTTTTGAATGGTAAATCTAATATGTCTGGGTGATGGTTGTAGTAACGTTCCCCCACAGTGATATTTTCGATATTTTCTTTGTGATTTTGAATCAAACGCAAAATCATTTCCTCTTGCGTTTCGTGCTTCGGTTTAATCATTTCTATCACACGTTCGTGATATGGTTTTTCGTTTGGCCAATAAATAGCAATCACCTACTTTAGTATTGAAATTTTATTTTGTCGCATATCACGTTCAAGTGCGTAGCGTGTGGCGTCAATACAATTGTGTATAATTAGACCACCATCAACAGAATAGTTGTGGTGGTCTTCTACTTCCATATTATAAACATTTTGTATGCTATGAAATCTTATCGATTTTATCTTTTCTCTCTTTGGCTCTTTGCCTGTTTGTACAACTTCTGGAACATGTTTTTGTCTTTCTATACTTATTGACTTTAAATTCTTTACCACAATATACACACTCCCTTATCTCATCATCTAAACCACTTTTTCTTCGCCACTTTGATTTACACTTATTAGAACAAAATCTGTTAACACCTATATCTTGTGTTTCAAATTCATTTCCGCACTCTTCGCATTTAAACTTTTTCATTTGATGTAGTTTCTCTTTGGTACTTTCGTAATGTTTTTTGTGCCATTTACGGCCTTCATCTGATTTATGCCATTTATTCGCTGCTGGCCGAGCATTTTCATCTAAGTTTCTTATGATTTCTTTTCTTTGTAATTTTGCTCGTTCTAATCCGTGTAATGTGACATGTTCACCATGCTTCATTAGTTGTAAGTTCGTAATATCATTATTACTCTTATCGTGATCTAAATGATGTATATGACAACCTTCTGGAATTGGTCCATTGTGATATTCCCAAACATATCGATGCAATCTCTTACGTTTAGTAGAATTCAGATAATATCCAGTTTTGTCATCTCTAGTAAATTTCAAACCATTAAAGTATACGTATTTCATAGCTTCATCTCCTTAATTCTATTATACCAAAAGAATAACGAGAAGTATCTACTTATATACTTATTATTTCATCGTCAGTATTGAGTTCTTTAACCATTTTCCAACCATTTGTGGTTAATATTAAATGGTCGCTTGTTGCTTTGATTTTACGTCCACTTTCTGTTTCGATTTCAAACACATTAGCATTTTCTCTAGTTAGTCTTACATCAAAGTAAGTTGATTCAGTAGCAATTTGTTTATCTTCGTTAAAACACTTTACTAATCCGGTAGTACCTACTAAATCTTTAATTGGTACTTGCCCATTTGATGTGTCAATTAATGTATCACCTGTTACACAGTGATTATCTTTATCTTCTAACTTCGGTTTAACATTACCGTCTTTGTCTGTTTCGTAATCAATGTTTTCAAATTCTCTTGCAATGTTCGGTGTTCGTTTAGGGTCTATCACAATAGCTTCCAAATCGTTCAACCAACGTTCGCCGTATTCAACGCTGTCAGGACCTTTCTTAACACCTTTCACACGTTTGATACCGTGCTCTTTTTTAAGTTCGTCAATAGACTTAGGTTCGGCGCTATCTGCATATATTTCTTCGCTTTGATAACCTTTATCTTGCAACCACTTACCGAGTTGCCTGTTGCTAATTTGGACACCGTAATATTCGTCAACAGCGTATATGATTTGTTTCTTTTTGTCATAATGCCATCGAACAAATGCTAACGGATCAGTAGCATAACCAAAATCAATAGCGTTACGTATGTTATCGAATGTACCGAACAAGTCATCGGGTATTGTTTCAACTCGCAAATTGTCGAATGGTACAACACCACTTCCGATTGCTTCACCCATGTACTCCCAACGATACCGCATCTCATTGCGTTGTTTCGCTGCTTCTGCCTCTTGTATAAATTGCTTTGATATATAAGGGTTATTCAAATACGTTGAATGATGAACAAATGTGTTCTCAGGTTGAAATGAAGTTTCGTACTTCTTGTTAACCCACGACTGCTTACGTTTAGGCGGGTTGTAACTGTAAAAAAACTTATAAAAAAGACCATCGCCCAATTCTCCACGTAAAAGTGAGTTAGTGATGGTTGTAACTTCATCTTCTGTCTTAAACTCTGCCAGCTCCTCAATCCACATAATCGAGAAAGGGAAACGACTGTCTTTCAATGATTTCAATCGTTCTGGGTTTTGTGCGCCCCTAAAGATAATACGGTTACCGCGAGGAATATATGTTATCTCCATCGGTGACACCTTAACCTTAAACAAGTGTGAAACTTTCTGTTGTTCAATCGCCCACTTGATTTGTTCAAATACCGATGTAGCTAACGTGTTATCTGTTTTACGCACAACAACAGCGTTCATCGGATAGCGCATGATTAGTTGTGTAATGATGATAGATATGTCGCTTGACTTACCACTACCACGTCCACCTTTAGCTACAATGTTAAGTTTGTTAGTGTCTCTAGTCGCTCGCCATAAATCATGGAAATGCTTAGGTATCAGTTCTGACAGATTAATCGATGTCGTCATTAAACGTCACCGCGCCATTTAAATTCATATCTTGTACATCAGTAAATAGTTTGTGGTGCTTACCTAAAAGTTCGAGTGCTTTGTTTTGATCACTGATTTTCGGTGGTTTAGATACCAATTGAACTTCCTCATCATAGACAAGTTGCATTCTGCCAGTGTCAGGATTCTCCTTGTAGTCCCCCGTTTTAGTGACGATGGCTTCGACCTCAGTATGTTCACCACGTGCAGTTTTAGTTAGTCGATACAGCACTTCTTTTCCACTCATTATATTTTCGTCAAAGAGCTGTTGCTCAACCCCTCTGATGTAATTCTTAATGTCATCATCTGTCAACAACCTTTGACCTTGTGAGCGAGCCGTTTTTTCACTATAACCAGCTTTAATCGCTGACTTAGTAGCATTTCCATAACACTCTGTGCCAGGTATAGCATACGCTTCTGCAAATGTTCTCTGTCGTTTATTCAATTCGTTCATCTCATTTACCACCAACTCTCACGGCTATACGCCTTTGTTTTGACATAATAAAAAGGCACCATACATTGTACGGCGCCTAGTGATTTTGTTTTGATGTTTATTTGAGTTGTACACTCATATCAGCACGCATCACGTACTCATATCAACATACAAGAAAGACGCCTCGAGGGCGCCTTCACGTTCATTTAATATCAATAAAGGAGACTAAGCATCAAAACCAAAAGGAATCATCGTTGTACATTTCTGTACATTAACATTGTTACACATAAAGTGACTTCATTTTTCCAACTTTTTTCCAGTGGCTAGTGAATCAACCCTAATTCGTCCGCCAACATCTTCAATATCCCTTTACGCAAGTCATATGCTGTACTCTTTGAAATGTAAATCTCATCAGCTACACCAGTTAAATTAAGCGTACGTGGTTTAGCAAAGTAGTATAGATCCATTAACTTACGTCCCTCGTCGCTCGTTTCGTTATACACAATCTCTATAGCAACTTTCAATCTAGTCAGTTGTGCCAGCCGTCTGTCATTCACAACACGTGTCGCTTTAATTTCTGTCACGCTCACGTTCGCACCTGAGCGACCTCCACCGATGTTCTCATCAATTTCGGTGTAAGGGTGTAACACTTCTTCACGCACTCTATTGATGTCCTTATCCATGTAAGGGTAATTACGCAACTCACTTTCCAAATAATTAATCGTTGACTTTCTCAATGACATTATTCATTGTCCCCCTTGTCGCCGAATAACTCTTTTCTTAAAACCTCTATTTCATAATCTTTTAACTTTAACTCACCTTGCAACTTCCCATTTTCAATCATGCTACCTACAAGCAAAAGCGATACGAATATTATTATGATAATAAGCCACATTAATCCGACACCTCCTCGCGTATATTGTTTAAGTCGATATGACCATAGTCGTTAAATGTGTCTACCTCGTCGTTAGCAGTTAAACGAATGTAATAGTAGTACACAATGTATAAAATCACTGCTATTGTGATGATGTATTTCATTTATTCGTCCCCCAAAATTTATTTCGGAAGTCCCTGACACCTTTGTTAGCTAAGCGGAAACTATTAATAAATACTTCTTTTTTATATTTACTCAACGCCTCTTCATTACTTTCTGCCTCCACAACAGTAAACGTTTGATTGTGCCGTGGTTTAACCACTTCCGTAAACGTTTGACCTGTTGAATCTGTGAATGTGGTGATTAGGTATTGAGTCATTTATTAAGCACCTCTTTCACTTTAGTTAGTATGTCTTTAGTATCCACTTGACCCGAACCCTTTTTCTCCTCTTGCTGACTCACTGTCGAACTCCTCCACTTGTTCTAACTCTGGCGTCCAGATAGGCACAATAACTAACTGTGCGAGTTTATCGCCTTTGTTGATTTGATAAGTACCAATCATAACTTCTTCTTTGTAATCTGAATCCACTTGAATAGTTTCGCCTGCAATATCTAAAGCCAAAGGGCTAAAACTGTATGAATCATAACTTGCTAGTGCCTCATTATCATTTTTAATATTAATCTTCATATTTCCATGAAACCTTGCATCAATTTTGCCTGTCTCGATAACAAGATGCGTCTTACTACTCACGCCACTTCTTGACGTTAATAGACCCACATATCCTTTAGGAATGTTTACAGCAATATCAGTACTGATTAATGCTTTTTCTTGTGGTTCTAATACCACTGTTTCTGCTGCATAAATGTCGAACCCTGCGTCAGTTGAGTGGTTACATGTAGGTAATGTTGCGTTATCTGATAATAATTTGATTTGTAATTGTTCCATTATCTGTTATCTCCTTATCTTTTTAAGTCCTCAATAAAATTAAGCACTCTATCGATGTCTATCTGCTTGCTTTCTGTCTTACGTTTGTTTAGCCAAAAATCAAGTTCATGCCACCAATCATCGTTTTGATTCTTTTCTTCTAGCAATGCGTCACGTTCTGACATGATTTCAAACATTTACTTGTCCTCCATAATTTTATTTAATCTCTGTTGCACTCTGTCGTAATAAGGATTGTCCGACCACGCTTTTTTGTGATGTAAGTGAGCGTTGAACAAATCAACTACATCGTCTAATTTGCGCTTTAGATCGTCTCGTTCTTTTGAACATTTAATTAGTTCGTTATGACAGTATTTACTTTGCTCTTTATAGTATTCTTTTGAACCGTGTTCCATTACTCCACCAACTCCCCGTCGCGCCAGATTACTGTCATAGTCATGTCGTCGTTGAGCATGTAAAAGGCTGTTGGCAACGCCTCTGCACCTTTATGAACTTCTCCTATAGCCTCTCCAATCGATGTTCTATGGTATGTGTGTATAATTTCATCCAATCCACTCATAAACAACTCGACAAGGACTGGTATTTCTGTTTCTTCCGTAATTTCTTCTTCTACTTCGACGATAAATGTTTCAGTAGATTCAACTCCAAGAGTAAATAGATGTGTATGAGAATTGAATTCAACTCTTCCACCTAGACTCCCATAAAACACGTTACTCTTTATATCATTCTCCCACGCCCACTGAATCAGCTCGTGTAAGCTCATTTCTTTTTTAGTTTTAGTTTTCATCATCGTTCCTCCTTGTTTTTTATATCCCAATTTTCTTGCATATCCTTTACTTGATTAGTTACCTTATCCAAAACTTTTTGCTCACGTTTCAAATCTAGTTCACTAGCATTCGGACGGTTTATATAATATTGCAGTGCATGTTTTACTATTTGCGCGTCTCTGTACTCGTTAGACATCTCATACACTCCTTATTCCGTTTTACATCGCGTCTGTCTACTAACATCGTTACGCGATTGTGATTTACGTTTACGACAAAACCACGTACACCACGTTTGCGTAATTCTCGTTGTAGTTCTGTCGGCGATTTGCCTGCTGTATCCGTTCGATAGCGTTGTTTAATAGATTCTGAGAGTTCCATCTAATTCAACGCCCACTTTATGCAAAACATCACGATACTTCTCAACAAATTTATATCTGTCCTGATGCAGCTTTTTACTCCACTCAGACACATCGTCTAATTGCTTCAAATCTGTCTTGTACGCTTCGATTTCTCTGTTGTAGTGTTCTACATCACCCATTGCTTTCCAGTAGCGTGACGTCCCGCATTCAGCGTTTAAGCTAGTACCTAATGCTTTACTTCTTTTGTTATGAGTCGTTTTGATGTTTTTTAGTATCTCTTTCAGGATCACGGGTGCGTATCGTTTAATCATGATTTCACCTTTTCTATCGGAATCGGGTACCACTCTGTATCTGCATCAATCTCACCGATTGCCCCATCTTTAAAAGTAACCTCTGCGAATCCATATTTTTCATCCACTTTTGTCACTTTGGCCATCTCAAAAACAGTTTCTAAAACATATTTCTCATCATCTGTGTCTCTCATACGTTGTTCACCAACGGGAGCACTCACTTCATCGTTTATTTTCAAATTTTTAATTTCCATGTCGTTTTCCTCCCACCGGCGTACTTACAGCTTCATCGACTGACCACCCTAAATTAATTACTCTGTTGTATACATGACCACGCTTCAACTGATTTTTATGCATCTGTTGCACTTGCTCATCAGTTAGTATGATTCGTCTATCTACATTTCTAATCTTCACGACCACGTCACCTTGCTTAACAGATAGTTGTAATAGTCGCTCGGCTCAACGTGCTGCGCATATTTAGTTAGATGTGACTTATCCTTACGACTGTTTTTATATTTTCGATAAGCGCTTTTTGTTTTTAGTTCGTCGTAATAGTCGACAGTAGTTTCAGTATTCTTCTGCGCTTTCTTACTAAAAATGAAATTCACGTTTAACCCTCCTAAAAATCTAGCAGTTCCGTTAGGTCCAACTGCCCTAATTCCTCGAATCTCGATAAATTGAAAGTTGATTTAAACTCCTCAATATCATCAGTCGTACGATTGATATGCGCTAGCTGTGTATTGTCTAATCCTTTAACTTGGTATTGACCGTCAATATTTCTACTTACGATTACAACCGGTTCTTTGTTACTGTTGTATAGGTTGTACATCTTGTTCACCTTTGCTCAGCTCCTCGATAATCAAAACAGTGCGTGCTACACTATCCCATTTTTTAAATGTTCTGATTTCCGATATCAGCACATCGTCCGTCCATACTTTGCCATTGCCAGCATCTAATATTGTTTTAAGTAAATTGTCTATATCTGGCTTAATGCTGTGCGGTTGTCCCATGTGCGATTCCTTTTTGTGTTTCGGCCACGACTTACTTGGCTTAAAGTAAAACTCAATCGTGAGCCGTATTGGCTTATCTATCATCAAAGTAGGTAACTGATTAGCTACAAATTTTTTATGCTTTACATACGGTGCAGGCATATAAGTATGTCCGTCCCCTCTAAATCTTGGACGTGATGACCCTTTCGGATTACCAAGATTTTTGTCGTTTTCTAGGTAAAAGATTTCTATTCTAGTTTTCGCCACTTAATCCACCTCTAATATCGTCATATCCTGCCGTGTATTGCGTTCAATTCTTTTTTGGATAAATAGGTCATATAACTTTTTATCGTCGCCCTGTGCCCACTCAATCATTTTCTGAGCATATACATCTGAACACTCAAGATTTTCTTTCAAAAACTCTTTTGTAATTGTCGTAATTACCATGCGTCACGCTCCCTGTAATCATCGCCAATGACATTAACTTTTCGACTACCTTTTTTCATTCTGGAATTGATTCTGTGCCAATGCATATCTTGGTTTAACTCTGAATCCTTAAAGTTAGTTGTAAAGATGTTGTTTTTATCTTGCCGATTATTGATAATGTCATACAACATAGATAAATCGTGGTCGCTATTGCTAACTCCTATATCATCTAAAACCAGTAAATCTAATTTAACGAGCTGCTTTTTTAAATCTTCGAATGTTTCAGATGATGTTTTGTTATATGTTGCTTTGATTCTAACCATCAAGTCAGGTATCTGCATAAAAGCGACTGTATATCCTTTATTTTTAATCGCTTTAGCTATTGCGTAAGCTAAGTGCGATTTACCAGTACCATAACTACCTCTAAAAAGTATTGATTTCATTTCACCTTTTTTATTCGAAAAGTTAGTAACGTAATCAATAGCTGTTTGCTTAGCGTATTTTTGTGAATCGTTGTTAACTTCATAATTATTAACAGTTGCTTTTTTAATAGATGGATTAACAGTCGATTGATTAAATATATCGTCTATTCTTTGTTGCTTACGTTTAAAAGTTGCTTCTTTCCCCATTTCTATTAGTTCACAGTCACAACCATCTTTATACTCATAACCGTTATCAAATTTATACCAGTCATAATCCCTACCGCATTTATCACAATGTAATCCTGTTTCCTTCTCTACGATTTCGTTTTTAAATTGTATTCTCTCAGCTATTTTTTCAAAAGGATTCATTTTTATTCCTCCCAATAGCTCATGTCATGCTTCATACGTTCCAATTGATCCACACCACTTAATTTAGGCGTCTGATTAAGGTAACCCTCAAATTTTGTTCCAAATAACGTTTCGGGTCTCAGATACTTCTCCATGTCTGTACCTTTCCATTCCGATACTTTGTTATCAATTGCTTTTTTAAAATCATCTAGTGTAAAGCCCTCATCTGTTCTAGCACGTATGACTGTTTGATTCTTTTTAGTAGTTGATTTGTATTGCTTACCTGTTTGTTTGTTAAGATATTCGATAACATCTCGATAAGGATATGCAGTCGGGTTGCCCGACAATATATTACCGTCATTATTAGTATTGTTATTATTAGTTAAATCATTATTAGTACTATTATTATTAGTAGTATGCGATTTACCATTAACGGTTTTTCCATTGTTGGTTTTTCCATTAACGGTTTTTCCAACGTTGGAAAATCGAATGTGGTGTGGTTGCTCATATACTAAGTACTCATAGCCATTTAACCTACCGCTTTTATCACGTTTTCTATTACGTTGAATATATCCAATTTCTTCCAATTCCTTGATTCCGCTTTTTAAGCCGCTAAGTCCATCGGTTGAATGTTGCTCTAGCTCTGTTTCATAAATTTGCCAGTCATCAGGCCGACTTAACAAATAAAGTAGAATTCCTTTAGCTTTCCAACTTATATTAGAATCATGTATAAAATCTTTGTGTACTGTCACAAAGTTACCTGATTCTTTGTAAACTCTAAATGTAGCCATTTTTTATCTCCTTTCTGGTATAATTTTTTCTGAATGCTTTTGCATCAGATTGGAGGTGATGTTATGAACAAAGAAGAATTCTATAAATACTTCGATGAACGTTACACTGAAATATCTAGAGAAACTTTAGATAAGTACGCTTCAGATATTTCCAACTCAATTGAAGAGAATCATGAAAATTACACTGAGAATGAAAAACAGATTTTATTTTCATTACTCCATCATGAAGTGACAAACCGAGAAGTCCTTAAAGAGTTTTTAGGAAGTCAATTTGATTTTTCCTAATCTCGCGAAGGGTATTGATTTTTTGTGGAGTATCAATACCTTTTTTTATTTCCGAGAGTTTTACTATAACTTTTTTATAATTTCTAGCATTCCTAATCTCCTCCGCCAAGATGACGATTAGGAGTGCTATTTTGATTAAATGAAATCTGCTCATTTCATTTTCTCTCCTTTCAGCATTTTGTTTAGTCGATCATCGACATCTACCCAGCTGTCGTGCAAATGATATTTATCGTTGAAACTGTTAATGCCGATGTTGTGCTGTTCTGTATGATGTCTATGGCATAACGCAAGTACCTTATTATCTGTATGGTCTATTTTGCGTCTGTTGCGGCCTCTACCGACCGCATGATAATGTGCTAAATCACTGTGAGGCTTACCACATATTGCGCAGTTTCTGTTAACAGTAGCCCAATACAACAACGCTTTATCTTCTTTCAATAACATACTCGTTTCAACTTGCATCGGTATTTGGTGGCGAAATATAAACGCTACAATCAACTCTATCAATTCACTTGCCACTTTCATGCTGCAATTACTTAGACTTATTGGTTTGTAACCATTCATTATTTCTAGCTCGGCTTGAAATATACGTCTCGTTGACTCTACTGGTTCGCCCCAATGTAGTTCTATATCTCTACATAATGCGAATATCTTTTTACGTTGATCATTCGAAATTCTTTTGTTGTCGTGTACCTCTACATCTGCGTTTATCGAATAACCATTTTCTAAAAGTTCAATATGACTTTGCTCAAGTTTTACACCAGTAGCAACGACGGAGTATGTACCGTCGTTGTCCGCCTGGTATCTTGTAATCTGTTGCATTCAAATCACACCTTAAAATGCTAAATCTTGGTCGTCATATCCTAATGGGTCACTGCCTGCAAACGGATTACTTTGTTGAGACATTGGTGTTTGTTGCTGATTGTTGGAATTATTTTGTGTTTCTTCCGCTCTTTGTTCGTCTGTTTTAGGTGTTGGTTTATTAACTACTTCATCACCTTTATTCCAAACTTTGATATATGAAAGTTGCGCCATATAACGTCCTAGATTCTCTCTAAACTTCCATTTCACGACGATATTACAAAACTTATTAATAAGTTGATCAGTATCAAATGTTAAATCCGGTAAGTTTAGTTTGATTCCTAATCTACTCAATAATTCAATATATTGTTTTTCTTGGAAATCCTCTTGGAATGGTGGCACAAACTGATTATGGTTGAATTGTTTGCCCTCATTATTTTCGAATACAATTGTAAAATATCGATTTTCTTTATCGTTAAATTGAATCTCTTTTACTTTTACTGTAAATTCTCCAGCGCCTAAGAATTCGCCGCCTTTCATAAATGCTTCTTGATTTGTTTCTGTAATGTGTTGTGCTCTACCTGTGATTTTCATAATTAGTTACCGTCCTTTTAGCCTTTTTAGTTTCCGTTTCGAATTGCTTGTACTACTTGGCTTATGCATGGATTAACAAATTTTTTGTTTGTGATCGTTATTGATGGGGAATGTCTTATTTTCGTTTCAAATCTATCTGATGGCTCTGCATTTAAAACGTATCTAGCCTCACGCACACCATTTTCTTCGAATTCCTCTATCATCGCTCTAGCTAATACATCACTTTGAGAGGTAATAGCTTTTTTTATTTGTTCTTGAGCTTCGATAGTGATTGTGGGGTTGATTGTGCTGCCTTCATCATCTTTGTCTTTGTTTATGCCTTCGTGACCTGTAATGACAAAATGAAATTTATATTCTTCTTGCATCTTCGCAATTAATCGATACATACTTACAATACGTTCTGCAACTTCTCCCCAATCGTTAAACGTAGGCTTTTTAACCTTGTTTTTCATTACGTCATTAAGCGTCATATCCCTTAATTTTTGGATTGTTTCTATGACAACAACGTCGATTTGTTGTCCGTTAGATCTCATCTGTTCTAAAATTTTGGGCAAATAATTAATTACGTATACAAAGTGTTGGTAGTTTTCAATCGCTACATCTGAACCTTCATCAACAACGGTTGTCCCGTCCTCATTAATGTCAATAACAAATGCATTGTTATCTCTAGTCGCAAATGTTGTTTTACCAGTCCCGATTTTTCCATAGATAGCAAATTTGTAATATTTCTTTCTATTTTTTTGAGCTATATTGTTAATCTTTAATTTTTTCAGAATATCGATTTCACTTTTTTCTTCTGTCATCTATCTCACCCTCAAACTTCTAGTTTGCTTCACTTCTACACCTTTAATGTCTGCACCGTTTTTGATGTCATTGAGCAAGTCTTTTTTGTTTAACTTCGGCGCTTGTGACACCCAATATTCTTTAGGTATCAGCGATTCTTCGGTAACGTCTAAGCTCGGCGGATTGTTTGCGATACTGTAACTGTTCAGCGCCGTTTTGAACTTCTCTTTGCCTGTTGATTCCATTGCGAACTGCAATGATTCTTTAAGCCTGCTGATTCCGTTTTGGTTTGATGTCTTACGTTGACGTAGGCGTTTGATTTCTTCATCAATAGCGACGTTGTCAGCTTCCAGTGTTTTGATTACAGCTACATATCCGTCCGCTTTGTCCTCTAAAGCGTCATTGATGCTTTGTAGTGTCTCGATTAGCACAGTCTCATCACCTTGTTCAGCTATGAGGTCATAAACTTGTTGATACGCGTCTGTCAAATTAAATAGTGTCGTCAACGATTAACACCTCCTCTTCATCAGTAGTTTTTGGTGTGTTGAAATGAATCGATGGAATTTTATTATTCTCTTCTTCCAAATCCTTAATTTGAGCTTTAAGCTCGATATTTTCATCTTCTAAACGTTGAGCTTCATTTTTGTAAACCGCTCTTTCTGCGATGAGTTGGTCGTATCTTTCTAATGTGATTAACATTTTTTCGTTTTCCATGTTGATTCCTCCTAATTTTTAATTAAATGAGCCATAATTTTGTCTAAGTCGTCTGTTTCGTTTTCGATGTAGTCATACAACGCTGCACTAATAACCTCTTGCGCAATGTCTACATCTGAAATATCGGACACTTTCGTTTCTGCGATGACTCTGTATGTCATGTCAGTTACTTCAATCAAGATATAATCCTCTTCTCTTGTGACATGTTTACGGAATTTGAAGCCTTCAATTTCGATGATTCCTGAAAATTCTTCGCCATTCGGAAAATACATTGCTACTTCCTCCTAATCTGTTATAATTAGGTTGAAATTTATTCCAAATTTTTCAACCTCGACTGTTTGCTAACTGCCATTAGCATTCAGTCTTTTTTAATGCTTCGTACACATACTTAGTTAAGTTATACGTCACAGCTTCTGCTAGGATTACTATGAATAGCATTGTCGTGAAGTATACTTCTGCAAAAGCGAGTATTGTCGTTAGTACGATTGCGACTGATACGGTCATGAATATTGCTAGTATATGTTTGATGTTAATCACCTCCTTTGATTAAACCTTTTTCTTTCCAAATCGCCTCTGCAATTCCTGCATGCAACTGCAAATCAAATAGGATTTGCTGAATATGTTTTGGCATTTTGTTCCCCTCCTAAATGTGACCAAAGTTTATATTTTCAAGACGTTCGCTAATACTTATCAAGGTATCCTCTAAAAAAGATTCTCTAGTTTGTTCTATGGTGTAAATTTTTCCGTTATGTTCGATTTTTCTTTCAAACTTAGAGGATTCATCTGTTGTTAATGCCGTGCTTATCTCATATGAGACCTCACCTAAAATTTGTTGAATGATTGCTAATTTATCGTTCGCGTTCAATTTTATTCCTCCTAGATTTCAAATTGACTTACATCAACGCCGTACTTGATTGCTAAATTTTTGATAACTGCGATGTAAATTTCAATTAATCTCGGTTCGTCGTTAATGACATCTAGCTTCGTCAGTTTATTGATTTGTGATTTTGTTGCACCATTCGCTAACATTTTGCCCTTTCGATTTTGCATGCGTATTTTTAAATTGCAACGACCTTTTTCCTCTAACGCTTTATATGCTTCGCTCTTAACTTTCTTGTGCATATCTCCGCCGCCAAGATGTTGAGCGATAGCAGCTAAAATTTTGTTAGTATCGTTACGCCAGTTTTTCGTTTCAATCCCTACAATATGACGAATGCCAGTAACTTCACTTTCAATGCGCTTGTTAAATGCTTGTTGTTCCTCTTGAATTTGAACAAACATTTTAATCGCTTCTAATTGAGTAGTAGGTGCGTTGATTTGAGATTGTTTCTTTATGTGCTCTTGCATTTCATGAAACGCATCTACATAAGTTGCTGTGAATAAAATTCCTTTAGATCCTGTCATCTTATTTGCTACAATGTCACAACCTTTTCTAGTGAGTAAGTAACGTTTATATGACTGACTATTTCCGCCGGTATAAGTTGATTCTTCGAAATAATTAGCAGGGTCCAAGTTTGGACTTTGCAAAATTACACTTTTATAATTTTCTATATCTCTTATTAAGTGTTTATGTTCCTTGCCTAACATTTCCGCAACTTCGCGACTGTCTACATAAAATTCATTGTTTTGTTCTATCACTTGTAATTCTTGCATTGTTATTCCTCCTTTAAGTTGGATTTGGTTCTTTGTGCATTTTTGGAACTTGTTTAATAAAAAAATATTCTGGAAACAATTCTTGAATAGGAATCTGAAGTGCTTTAGAAAAAATCATAGCTTCATCTAAACTAATCGGGATTTCTCCGCGTTCTCTTTTTCCGTATTGTTGACCGGAAACACCTATTAGATTTCCCATATAGTCTTGATTTTTTTTAGCTGCTTTGCGAAAGCTATATAAATCTTTGTGCATTTTTGGAACACCTCCTAAAAACAATACTAAACCTATTGTTCCAAAATTGCAAGTGTTTTTAACATATTTTTTTTACTCTACACATCAAATTATGTTTATGTTGCATTTTTGGAACTTTAGGCATATAATGAAGTTACAAATTTCAAAATACGTTTAAAGGAGATAAAAAATGACTTCATTTTCTTCGAATTTAGAACGACTTATGAACAAAAGAGATATGAGTGATAGTGATTTGGCTGCCTTAGTAGATGTGAATCGCACAACTGTTACAAGGTGGAGGAAAGGTATTAGAAGTCCTAAGTTAGACAAGTTACCTGAAATTGCTAATGTTTTTGGAGTCGAACCACTAGATTTAATTAGTGAATCAAACAATCAAGAGGTCATAGCTAAAATCAATGATGTTTCTTCTCAACTCACACCTCCACGCCAAAAACGTGTACTAGATTTCGCTACTGAACAACTAGACGAACAAAACAGCAAAGTCTTACATATAAATTCGAATAACATAGTTTCAGAAGAGGTCGCTGTTTATGGCTATGCTTCAGCAGGCACTGGAGAAACGTTGATTGATGGTGTCGAGTTCACAACACAATACAATGGACATATACCTAACCACGACTTTGCATTGCAAGTAAATGGTGACTCTATGGAACCTATGTTTGAGGATAAAGAGATTATCTTTATCGACAAAACTAAGCAAATCAACAGTGGCCAAATTGGTATCTTTGTTATTGATGGTGAAGCTTATTTGAAAAAGGTATTTATCAGTGATAAAGGTATACGTTTGGTTTCGTTGAACTCAAAATATCCTGATTTACATTTTGATAGTAGCCACGACATTAAAGTGGCAGGAAAAGTTATATTGTAGGAGGAAGACACATGACTGAAGTGCAACGTTTAGAAGATGATGGGACTGAAATGGTTCCTATCTACACATTAGAACAATTAGTATATAGAGTTAAAAACAATCTACCTATTACTAAAAAAGAAATAGATGAATACAATATCGAGCGTCCTTGTGACGCTTTATATAAAAACAATTTTTAAGGAGTGTAAAATATGAAGCGATTAATATTTTTATTGTTTGCTAGTATTTTAGTTTTAAGTGCATGTGGAAACGACAAAAAAGGAAGTGAAACAAAACAAGAAACTAAGGTGAATGAGAATAAACCACAATTCACAAATGATACTTTAGTTATAGATGACGCGGTATTGAAAATCAAGGATACTTTTATCGTCAATGATAAAGATAGTGGTAAAAAGTCCGTTGTTTTTAAATACGAAGTTAAAAGCAAATCAGGTAGAGAAAACGTAGCGCCAAACACTATATTTATGGCTGGATTTACAGTTCTTCAAGATACAGAAAACTCAATAGCGGAACTAGACGCTGGCACAACGCCTAATACAGGCGATTACGAAGAATGGTCAAAACACGCCTATGACACTATTAAAAGAGGAAAAACAGCTAAAGGTATTATGGGGTACGAGCTTCAAAACGACAATAAAGTAACATTGAAAGCAACTAAGGGTGTTGGTGGTAAAAAACTAGGAGAAAAAGTAATCGACCTATCCAAGTTAAAAACGGTTGACTACTCAGCTGTAAACGATATTACTGATGAATTGAACGGCTCGAATGACCAAAACATAACATCGTCAAACGATAGCGAAAGTCAAGTAAATACTCAGGATCAAGTCGTTTATAAAAACAACGACGTTGCAACTAGAGTTGATGATAACCAACCGAAAGGTGAAAAAATACCACAAAATGGCGTGGGTGGTCATCCGTCCCTTTATGACAACAGTGTGCCAAAACCATCAGAAAACAATGTGAAAACTGATGAGAATGGCGACGAATACTACGACGCGACAAATGAATAATTTTTGGGTAGCAAGTCTACCCTTATTATTTTTTGCAAATTTTTAGGAGTGATAGTGATGAAAGTAGCGATTTACACAAGAGTAAGCACACACGAACAAAGTTTACACGGCTTTTCGATTGAAGAACAAGAGCGCAAACTTAAACAATTTTGTGATATAAATGATTGGAATGTTTATAAAATATATACAGATGCAGGATATTCGGGTGCAAAAAGAGAAAGACCAGCTTTAAACAAACTCATCGAAGAAATTAATGAATTTGATTTAGTATTAGTATACAAATTGGATAGATTAACTAGATCTGTCCGTGATTTATTGGATATATTAGAAATTTTAGAAAAGAATGATGTGTCGTTCAGAAGTGCGACGGAGGTTTACGATACATCTACGGCTATGGGGAGGTTATTTGTGACTCTTGTCGGTGCTATGGCCGAATGGGAACGAACAACAATTCAAGAGCGGACCTTTATGGGTAGACGTGCAGCTGCTCAAAAAGGATTAATCAAAACAACTCCTCCTTTCTTTTATGACCGCGTAGACAACAAGCTTATACCTAATGAATATAGCAAAGTTTTACGCTTTGCGGTTGATGAAATTAAGAAAGGTACAAGTTTAAGGGAAATCACAATCAAGTTAAATAACTCTAACTATAAAGCTCCTATCGGCAATCGGTGGCACAGAAGTGTGTTAAGAAACGCTTTAAAAAGTCCTGTAGCACGCGGGCATTATTGTTTTAGTGATGTATTTATTGAAAATACACACGAACCCATTATCACTGATGCAGAATATGAAGAAATAAAAGAACGCATCAGTGAAAGAACTAACAGTGTAGTAGTAAAGCATATTTCAGCGTTTAGAGGAAAATTGGTTTGTCCGACATGTGGAAATCGATGTACTTTAAATACTAATAAGCATGTAACGCAAAAAAATGGGACGTGGTATTCTAAACATTATTATTGCGACAGATGTAAATATGATAAAAGTGTTGAAAATTTCAGTTTCAGCGAAGAAGAAGCGTTAAAACAATTTTATACTTATATAAGCAATTTCGATTTAACTAATTACGAGGTAGAAACGAATGAAGAGAAAGAACAAGAAATTGAAATTGATATAGATAAAATTAACGAAGAGCGCAAAAGATATCATATATTATTTGCGAAAGGTTTAATGCGAGAAGATGAACTCACACCTCTTATTAAAGAATTAGACGATATGGTAGCAGTTTATAATAAGCAAAAGAAGGAGAACGATAGGAAAGTATATGATTATGAGCAAATCAAAGACTTTAAATACTCATTACTTGAGGGTTGGGAAAGAATGGATCTAGAATTGAAAGCTGAGTTCATCAAAAGAGCAATTAAATCTATTAAAATTGAGTATATTAAAGGGGTTAGAGGCAAAAAACCCAATTCAATAAACATTCTAGATGTTGATTTCTATTAA